AATAACACATTATTTTTTATAATCCAAAAAAAAATTGAAAATTTAAAGTTTTTTATAAAAAATTACTATTTATAGATAAGTTTAGAATATAATAACTTATCACAATAAAATTATTTAATATTAATTATAAAGAAAATGAAAAAAAATAAATCTTTAGAGAATTATTACGAAAACATGAGAAGATTATCAGGTTTGAAAGAAAACACTTCAGTTGATAACTCTACAACTACACTTGTAGAACATGCAAAAACGAATGATGGAACTATTTTAGGTATCGTTAAAGATGCACACCATTATTATATAAAAAAAGCCACATCAAAGGATTCTATTTTGAATGAATCACATTTTGTGTTTATTAATGGTATTCAAAATAAAAATGATTATAGGTATAATAGTTTGAGTGAAGCTCAAAAACAATTAAATCTTGTGATTAAAGAAATTAATGAAACATTTTCGAAGAATGAGAAAATTTCCAATTCAAAAAAACAATCATTAAACAAAGATAAAACTACTATAGTCGAAAAACCCTTTGAATTTTTATCTACTCTAATCAAAGAAAGTAAAAATGAAAAACAACTTGAGAATTTTAATAGATTTAAAAAATCAATGAATGTTAATGAAGATGATGATATTGATGATTCTGTTGCAGATGTAATTGATACATCTATTAATACTTTAGATAAATTAGATGATAAAATTAAATCAAAACCAGAAGAAAAGGAAGAACTAGAACAAGATTTAAAAAAAGAAGATGATGATTCAGAAGAAGAATTAGACTTAAGCGATATTGATGTTGATGATACAGAAAAAAAAGAAGAAGCACCTGATGATGATTCTGAAACAGAAGAAAGTGATGATATTGATATTGATGATTTGGATTTAGGCGATGATGAGAAAACTAAAGAAGAAGATACATCTGATGAAAGTGATACTGATGATGATTTAAATCTTAAAGAAGTTGAAAAACTTGTAGGTAAATTAACTTATAAAATTAGAGCTTTAGATTTAACTCCTGATAAAACAAAATCCTTTATAAATTCAATTTTAACTTCTTTTGAAAGCAATTTGTCTGATGTTGATTTAGAAGATAAAAAAGAAATGTCAAACAAAATCCTTAAAGCTGAAAAGGATGAAGAAATTTCAGAAGATGTAATGGAAGCTGATGTCAATCAAACTTGTGAAGGGTGTAAAACTTTTGAAAATTATTTAAGAGAAAGAGGTTACGAAGATACAAGTGATGTTACTTCTATGGAAATGGCTAATGTAATTAGTGATTATATTGATNATAATGAGGGTGAATTAGATGATGAAACATTAAGTGANATTGCAAAGTATTGTAAAGATGGTGTTATTGAAGAATTAAAAGAATATGGTCACTTAGAAGAATGTGACAAATTGCAACCCTTTATTAAGAAAATAAATGAAGAAGGTGTTGATTTTGGTACTGTTGAAGCTGATGTTGATGATATGGAAATTGATGAAGATTCAGAAATTGAAGTTGTTGATGATGAAATAGATGATATGAATGTATCAACAGAAACACCAGAAGTTGATTTTTCACCTGCTGCTGATACATTGGGTGTTGCTACTGGTTCTAGAGCCAAATTAGATGTTAATTTGAAAACTGGTGATGCTACTATTAGTCTTGAAGAACAAAAAGAAAATCAAATTCGTAAATATATTAGAAATAGAATTGAAGAAAAATTTAATGGTAAAAAAAGTAGTTTGAATGAATCAAAAAAATCAGCAAAATTAAAAAAATTAGATGAGTTGATTGATAAAACACTTTTAAAATTAACTAAGTAATATATGGAAGATACTGATAACCTCAAATTAATTTACGTATTAAAGGTGGGTAGAAATACCAGTGGTGAGAATATTTTTGAATTTATATTTTCTAAAGATGAAACAAATATAGATGCAAATGAATGGGGATGGCTAGAATCACCAGCATGTGACAATGCCACCCCCCCTTCAAAAGATTATATTGATAAAATTTGCACAATAAAAACAAAAGAATTTGATTTGTTTTGTTTGCATGAAGCTGTAGATAGAGAGTATATGCATGGATATCACACAATACACGCTTTGGCTTATGAATATTTTAATGAGGGAGATGATAGTGATGATATCTTTCCAAGTGATGATAATGAAGAATCAGCAGTATTAGTATTTCATTATGGTATGTCATTTAAAACTGTTGAAGAATTATTATCAAATAGAGATATAAGATTAAAATAATAAAAAATAAATAATATATGAAAACACAAAAAATAAAAATCAGTGAACTTCGACAAATGATTAGAGAATCGTTAAAAGAAGAAAGAAGTAAAAAATCTTTAAATGAATCCAAAACAAAAAAAGTAAATTCTAAAGAATTTAAAAATATTGTAAGAAGTTTAATTAAAGAAGAATTAGACAATGAAAAAACATTTTCAATATATGAATTATCTTTAGGACAACCATCCCGTTTTTGGAGTGAAGAAAAAAAAGATTTTGTATATGATGTAAATAAAGCGACATTATACACAAAAGAAGATGCGATTAAAAAATATAAAGAATTATATAAAATAAGATGTGATAAATATGCTAAAGATTATAAATATTACAAAGAACTTCATGTAGGTGATTTATTCGATAAAGGAATACTTAAATAAATTAAATTTTAAATCAAAAAAAACCACTCATATTACATTATATGAGTGGTTTTTTATTTGTATCTATTTATAATTAAATAAGATAATATATGGATTTTGAAGAAAATGTTCCAGAGATAACATCACCCATACTACCAGATATAGAACTTCAGAAAAAAAAGGAAGAAGCTAGGGAAAGATATAAAAAATTATCACAAAGAGGTAAAAAACCAGTAATAAAGGTTGTTACTGGTGATGGTGTTATTAAAGGTGTTGACAAATTAACTGTAAAAGAACAAGAGGAACAATTTATAAAATGTGCTTTAGACCCAATATACTTCATAGAAACATATTTAAAGATTTTTGACCAAACACAAGGTGAGAATGGTATGATTGTACCATTTAAATTATTTCAATTTCAAAAAGACCTTATAACTGAATATTTAAATAATGATTTTAACATAGCAAATAAATATAGACAGGCAGGTATTTCTACATGTACATGTGCATATCTGGCTTGGTATGTGATGTTCAATAAAAATAGAAGTGTAGCTATTATTGCTGATAAATTAGGAACAGCACAAGATGAATTAATGAACGATGTTGTTGAATTTATTGAAAGTTGTCCAACATGGTTAAAACCAAAACCAACAAGAAAAAATACACAGAAATTAAAGAGATACGATAATGGTTCTGAAATCGGTGCATTTGCTGCTAAATCTGGATTACGTGGTTATACACCAACATTACTATTTTGGGATGAAACTGCTTGGACTGAAAAAAGTGATAAATTTTGGGAATCAGCAGGACCAACTCTTCAAACTGGTGGTAGTGCTATAATGGTCTCAACGCCAAATGGTTACGATGCGATTTTTTATAAAACATTTAATTTGGCATTACAAAAAAAGAATAATTTTAAAGCTATTGAATTATATTGGTTTAATGACCCTAGATACAATAAAAATTTAAAGTGGTATAAAAATAGAAGTAAAGAAGATGAAATAGTATTACCAGATCAAGATTTCACTAATGAAAAGAGGTTACAATTATACAGAGATAATTGGGAACCTTATAATGAGTGGATGGATGCTCAATATAAAAGATGTAATGGAGATGTAAAAAAAATCAACCAGGAGATTCTTGGAAAATTTTTAGGGTCTGGAGATAACTTTATTGCTGGTGAATACTTAGGTATAATAGAAGAAAAACAAGTACAAACACCTATAAGACAAGAATATGTGGATTCAAATATGTGGATTTGGGAAGATCCAATACCAAGTGAAGAGTATGTTATGTCAATAGATGTATCTTCTGGTCATGGTGATGATTATTCAACAATAAACATATTAAAATTAAGTGAATTTATTGAAAATGTAATAATAACAAAAAATAGAATAAATACAAAACAAAAAGTAATAAAATATAAGATAGAACAGGTGGCAGAATACTACGGTAAAGTATCACCTCAGACATTGGGAGAGATTGGTTATATATATGGTTCTAAATATAACAATGCATATACTGTTATTGATATAACATCTGGTCATGGTGGACAGACAGTAGGTAAGTTATTTGAAATGGGTTATACAAATATTCATTATTGTGAAATAGCTCATAAACCATCAAGAGATATGTTGAATGGGTATATTAAGAAAGGTAAAAAAACATTATCAGATGGAAATATTATATATGTAGATTTAGTTCCAGGATTTTTTATTGGTTCTGTTAGAGCATCTGTGCTTATTGAATTCCAAAGAGCAATACATATGGGTGATTTAATTATAAGGTCAAAAAGAACCTTAGAAGAGTTGAAAACATTCATTACTGTTGGGGGTTCTAGAGTTGCTGATCATGGTAGAAGTTTTCATGATGATTCTATCATGGGAATGGCTATTGGTGTATACACTATTAATTTTGATATGAAAAAATATAAAGTTAATGATGAATCAACAAAAGATATGATAAATACAATGTTAAATATTAATAATAACGAAAGACTAAAATCAAAAAATAATAGACCATCTTTATTTGATAGGGAGTTCAATAATCCTTATGGTGCAAATGCTTGGTTATTTAAAGGATTAAATAAATAAACTATTGTTATTTAATCGTATTAATATTATTTTCACTATTTATAAAATATAATGAGATTTATGGGAAATAAAAATACAGCATATCAAAATTTAACTAAATTTTTTAATATAAACACATTTAGTACTGATGATATTAATAATAATAATAAAAAAATTATTATTAGAGGTGATAGTATTGATGATGTTAAGAGAAAGGGTTTAGAATTACAACAAAGAATAGAATTAGAAAGAAAATTCTTTAAAGGTATAGACCAAGGGTTTCAAAAAGCAATGCAATATGAAGCAGCTCGTTTACCAGCATATTTAGATTATGAAGGTATGGAGTATTATCCAATTATTGCAAGTGCATTAGACCTTTATATGGAGGAAGTTACCAATATAAATGATAAAGGTCAAATGCTAAATATTTATTCTAATAATCAAAGAATTAAAGATTCGTTAGATGAACTGTTTTATGATATATTAAATGTTAATGTTAATTTACCTTTTTGGACTAGATCTTTAGTTAAATATGGTGATAATTTTTTAAATATTTTAAGTGAGAAGGGAAAGGGTATTATAAACGCTAGACAATTAGTGAATTATGATATGGAACGTTATGAGAAGGTTGAGGATGGTAAACCAGTTATTAGATTTAAGAACAGAGCAACATCTGAAATATATAATACTTTTGAAATTGCACACTTTAGATTGTTGGGTGATTCAAGATATTTACCTTACGGGTCTAGTTTACTCAATAAGATTAGAAGGGCGTGGAGAATGTTAGTAATGGCAGAAGATGCCATGTTAACATATAGAATTATACGTGCTGGTGATAGAAGAATATATAAAATTGATGTTGGTAATATGGATGTTGATGATATTGAAGAATACATCTATAAAGTTGCAACTAAGTTTAAGAAAAAACAAGATATTGATTTTAAAGATGGTACGATTGACTATAGATTTAATATCTTAGGTAATGATGAAGATATTTTCTTACCTGTTAGAAATGGTAATGTTCAAACAGGTGTAGAAACATTAGAAGGTATGAAAACAACAGATATTCATGATATTGAATATTTGAGGGATAACTTATTTACTGGTTTATCAATTCCAAAACCATTCTTAGGATTTCAAGATGCTTCTGGTGGTGGTAAAAATATGGCTCAACATGATATTCGTTTTGCAAAAAAAGTAATTAGAATACAACAATCATTATTACAAGAATTAAATAAACTTGCAATTATTCATCTATATTTAAGAGGTTTTACAAAAGAAGAGGTATATGATTTCAAATTATCAATGAATAACCCATCAACACAAGAAGAAACATTGAGAATTGAATTAATGCAAGCTAAAACACAATTATATACCGATTTAACAAGAAGTGAAGGTGGTATTGCTGCTATGTCACATACTAATGCTAAAAGATATTTGTTTGGTATGTCTGATGATGAAATTATTTTAGATTTAAAACAACAAAAAATTGAAAGAGCTGTTTCACAAGAATTAGAGAATACACCNTTAATAATTAAAAGAACTGGTATTTTTGATGATATTGAAAACCGTTTTGCACCAAATNAACCATTATTTACACCAGAAGGACAAGAAAATAATGATAATGCAGATAAACCAGATATGGGTGGTGNAGATGAATTTCAATCACCAGATGAACTACCAGAACCAGAAGGTATAGAAGATTCATATAAGAAAAAAGATTTTGGTGAATTAATTCAAGAATTAACATCAATAAAAACCAAATCGAGAAAAGACCCAAACAAACAAGAAATAACAAGTGATTTTATTTATAAAAATAAACAATTAAATGAAAAAACAATGTTACTGATAAATGAGATGAATGATGCTATTGGTGATAAAAATAGTTTTAATAAAAAATCATCAGATATTGATGATGAATTAAATATTGATGATATTGATGATGAATTAAGTATTGATGATATTGATGGTGAATTA